AGGTATGCCTTAACGAATGTTCTTGCTGCTCTTTCAGCTGTTTCTTTCACGAATTTCATGCTCATGGAGTTCTCCCCGTGCTCGTTCGGCAATTTTACCACGTAAAAATTTTTAAAAACGTCTTTAATGTACAGGGATGGTGAAATCACCTAGGATTATGGCGATTTCTATGAAGAAGCCCCAGAAGCCTACAATTGCCTTCCTGACCCATGACTGGTCATGGGGTACGGAACCTTTACAGCCAAACGGCTGTGCGTGGTACCGATGCAGGCTGCCATCCGAGGAGCTGAATAAGCGAGGCTGGTTCACGACTGTTGGGTTTCCTGGTTTTAATGAAAACCGTGGCTTTGGATTAGTCGTAGACGGCAACAGGGCGGTGCATGGTTGGGACATCATTGTTCTTAAGCTATTGATGCAGCAAGAAATCCTGGACCTAATGCCTGTGGCTCAGGAAATGGGTCAAAAACTCATTGTTGATATTGACGACTGGTTTGACGGTTTATCACCGGCAAATATGGCCCACAAATCAACAGACCCATCTGTAAATCCGCGCTCCAATAGGGAAATATACGCCCAAATAATCATGAAGGCAGATGCGGTTATTACTTCGACGCCGTTTTTGTTTGATTACTACGGCAAAAAGAGAGACAATGTTTTCCTTGTAAGAAACGGTATTGACGTACCCAGGTGGAAGAAAAAGTATCAGCGCACCAACAGAAGACCGAAAATAGGTTGGGTTGGGGCAACGCATTGGAGGTCAAACGACCTCGAACAGTTGTCTGGGTTTTTTAACGATTTTCTTGAAACAAACCAGTTAGTTTTCCATCACTCCGGACATACGGCATCCGCTCCCGAGGCTCGAGAACTTCTTGGAATCGACAAACGTCGCTCACGCATGATTGGAATGGCTCCAATACTTGCATATCCAAGACTTTTTGAGCCGATTGATGTTGGGATTATTCCACTTAACGATATTCCGTTTAATCACGCTAAGTCCTTTATTAAGGGTCTTGAGTACGCAGCGGCTGGAATACCTTTCGTGGCCTCTAAATCTCCAGAATATGAATATCTGGCAGAACATGGAATTGGGCGAGTTGCAGGCTCAGACGAAGAATGGGTACATCATCTCACAGAGCTAATAAACCCCAAAATGCGCATTGATGAAGCCAACAAGAACTATGAACTTCTAAAGGACTTCTCGATGGATGTCCGTGGTGACGACTGGGACGCAACGATGAGATTCATAAGGGACAACATATGAAGTTGCCCGACATACCATGGACTTTTGGAATGGTCACTGGATTTGAAGATGTTAACCGTCTTTCGGAAATATTCCAGTCAATAAGAGACCTAAACATACCTAAATACGAAATACTTCTTATTGGTGGCGGTGGGGGTGGACTTTTTGCCGGACAGGAAGATGTTCGGGTTATTGATTTCGATGAATCAGTAAAGCCACGCTGGATTACCAAAAAGAAGAACATACTCGCAGCTGAAGCAAAATATGAAAACGTCGTATTGATGCATGATTATCACGTGTTCGATATCGGCTGGTACAAGCACTTTCAAGTTTTTGGCACGGATTGGGATATTTGCTCTTGTCCTCAATACCTAATAACCGGAGCCAGAAACCCCATGGATTGGTCGCTTTGGGATAAACCTGGGCACGGAAGAGCATGGTCACTTGATTATGACGACTGGTCTCAAACCCAATACATGTACATCTCTGGTGGGTTCTTTATTGTAAAGAAGCATGTTCTCACAGAGGAACCATTAAACGAGGAGCTCGTTTGGAACGAAGAAGAGGACGTGGAGTGGTCTCTCCGTGTACGCAATAAGTACGTGATGAAATGTAACGGAAAAAGCATTGTTCGCCACAATAAGTGGCACAGACACGCAGGACCAGAGCCAAAATGAAGCACCAAAAGCTAGTCATATTTGACCTTGATGGGGTTCTTATAGATTCCCGTGATGTCCACTATCACTCGCTTAATCAGGCGCTCGAGAAGCACGGTAAGCAGTACGTGATATCACGAGAAGAGCACCTATCAAAGTTTGATGGCCTTGGAACAACCAAAAAACTTGAAATGCTCTCGGCAATGAAGGGCCTTCCACGAGAACTTCATGAACAGATATGGAACGACAAACAGACTGAAACAATAGAAATACTTAAGGGCCTGCCGCTAAATAGAAATGCTATAGACATCATGTCTTCCCTTAAGAATGATGGGTGGAAGATAGCGGTTGCTAGCAATGCAGTACGTGAAACGGTTATTACGTCCCTTCACGCGATTGGTGTGCTTCATTTTGTTACTCACATCATGAGCAACGAAGATGTTAAGCATCACAAGCCTCATCCAGAAATGTACTGGCAATGCATGATAAACACTGGTGCTATCCCCTCAACGACTATAGTTGTTGAAGACTCGCACATAGGAAGAGAGGGAGCCATTGCTTCCGGTGCTCACTTGTATGCAATCAAAGACTCAAACGATTTAGATAAATCCGGCCTAATGCGACTTGCCGAGAAGATATCTAACCAAGAAAAAAGCAAAGTCGCCTGGAGAAATCACAAGATGAATGTCCTTATTCCCATGGCTGGTGCTGGCTCTAGATTTGCACAGGCTGGCTATACATTCCCAAAGCCCTTAATCGAGGTCAATGGCAAGCCGATGATTCAGTGCATAGTTGAGAACCTTAATATAGATGCTCATTTCATATTTATCGTGCAAAAAGAGCACTACGAGAAATACAACCTCAATCAAGTTCTTAAGCTCATAAAGCCAGACTGCGACATTGTTCTCATAGACGGCATGACTGAAGGTGCAGCCTGCACAACGCTCGAAGCTAGGGATTTAATCAATAATGAAAATCCTCTTCTCATAGCAAACTCTGACCAGATAGTTGAATGGGATAGTAATGAATGTCTTTATGCATTCGATGCGGATTCAATTGATGGCGGAATACTCACTTTCAAAGCGACACACCCAAAATGGTCCTATGCAAAAATTGGTGAAGATGGCTTTGTGGAGCGGGTGGCTGAGAAGAATCCCATTTCAGATAACGCCACGGTAGGCATTTATTACTGGAAGCATGGTTCTGACTATGTTAAGTACGCTGAGCAGATGATTGAGCGGAATATTAGAACAAACAATGAATTCTATGTTTGTCCAGTTTTCAATGAGGCGATTGAGGACGGCAAGAAAATAAGGGTCAAGCAGGTCGAAAAAATGTGGGGAATAGGAACCCCAGAAGACCTGAACTACTATCTGGAGAACAACAAATGACAAAAGGAAAAGAAGATTACCTATCAATGCAAAACTCGTACTATGACGAGTACGCATCACAGTGGACACTTGAATTCAGGGACCCCGTTGTTGGCTCATATGATGCCCACAATGAATGGCCGGACTACGATACGCACCTATTCAAAGACTTCAAAACATCTGGAAAAGTTGCCCTTGAGTACGGGTGTGGGCCTGGAAGAAACATAATTAAGTTCAACAATCGCTTCAAACGAATTGATGGTGTTGATATTTCCGAAGTCAATATCGAGAAGGCGAAGTTAAACGTTGCCCATAATGGTATAGACGAGCCAAACCTCTATACAACAACTGGCGACAACTTAAACATGATTGCCGACAACACTTATGATGTTGTTTTTGCAGTTATATGTTTTCAGCACATTTGTGTCCACGAAGTTAGATTTAGCATCCTCAAAGAGATACATAGGGTTCTTAAGCCTGGTGGATATCTATGCTTTCAGATGGGTTACGGCGGTAAGGAGGGAATACCGACTGCTGGATATTATGAAAACGTCTATGAAGCGGTTAGCACAAATGGACATGCCGATGTCAGTATCATGGATGAAAGAGACATCATTTCTGACCTAGTAGATAAGATTGGCTTCACTGAATACAAGTCAGACATAAGAGCTACTGGGCCTGGTGACAATCATCGAAACTGGATTTGGGTCCAGGTAAAAAAATGATTTATATATCGCATAGAGGAAACCTTCGTGGTCCAAATCCGGAATGCGAAAACACGCCCGACTGTATTGATATAGCAATTTTGCTTGGTTATGACGTTGAGATAGATTTATGGGGAACTGGTAGCTCGCTTTATCTCGGCCACGACTCACCAACCACTGCTGTAACTGTTAAGTGGCTCGAGGAAAGACATGAATCGTTATGGATTCATTGCAAAAACCCACAGGCTCTTGGGGTTATGACAAAAAGCGATTTTAACTATTTCTTTCACAACAAAGATGGTTACACGATTACGTCCAAGGGTTTTGTGTGGGCATATCCAGGAATGCCGCCAGCTGGAGAAAAGACGATTGCTGTAATGCCAGAAATGGCCGACAACAGAAAGCTTGTAAACCTTTATAACTATTACGGGGTCTGTTCTGACTTCGTGCAGCTAATGAATGTTTGATGTTGGTGAAAGATGCTTAAAGAAATTGACTACCAAAAACACTTTGTAATCGGAACACCTCTTGTTGCTTGGAAATGCGACAAAGGCGAGCACCTCGATTGGATTGCGCAGCGACGCGAGATATCTTCGGTTTTCCCAAATGTGAAGTGGTTTGCCGCTTTTGAACTAGATAATCGCGGTGTTGAGCCATTTGCTGATGTAATAGCCGCACTTAAAGAGGTAAACGGCGATTACTGGACATATTCAAATAATGACATGCAGGCAACAGTTACGTCTCAGAATAGGTGGATTCGGATAGAGACCGGACGTAATCTGATTCGAGAATTTGCCCAGAGACACAGGATTACTTCCGGCCATCACTGGGGTGAAGACTGCACGGAGGAAAATGTCGGCGTTGTTAACTATCAAGCTGTTCTCTATGTCGACTCCGACATAAAACTCAATATCGATATAGTCACAAAGCTTCTAGAAGTGGACAGACCACTGGTTGGTGCAAACGTCCCAGAGTATGGACTTTCTGGGAAGCAAATAAGCAGCAGCCCTCTCATTCAAGAGCATTGGACAACCGCTGGATGCCTACTTGTGAATGCGCCAGCATTTTATGATTTACCTTGGTATCACAACTCCTGGTTAAATCTAAGCGATGACCCAACCTTCCAGTCGATGGCTGAAAGACTTCTAAGGCGAGAAGGGATTGAAAACCTAGATACGACTTACGGTATGACATGGGTTCGCAAAGACGTAAACGCTCATCACAATGGGCAACTTGTTCCAGTTGAAGAAAGAAATATTTCAGACAGACACTTGTGAATTATTCAACTAGCTGATTCTGTGCACTAGCTTTTTAAGACGTAATGTAAAATTGCTTTCCATAAGGAGAAAGCAATTGTTAACTAAACGCTTTTTTCGGATACTACCGAATACCATAATTCTAATTCCATTGTTATTCCTGCTGTCGTTCGTGGCCGTAGGACACGCGGTGTCGCCAAATATTGTGCAGAATGGCACATTCCAGGCTAATCAGCCAGGATGGGTTGGAGCAGACGGGGGAGCTTCGTGTCAAATGGGAAAGCCATCCCTTGGGGAGTGGTCGGCCGATTCTCTCACCTTTTCCTACATGTTGAATACCATTTATCAAGATGTAGTCGTCACTAATCCATCAACACTTTTGCTCACCTATGACGCGGTGAATAGACCAGAAGCATGGATAAATGGAAGATTTAGTGTTTCAATTTCTGGGCAGTATTCATCAATCAACTCTGGGTACGTAATTCCTGGAAAAACACAGTCGCAGTACTCACTGGCTTATGAGACTACACAGCCTGGGGAAACAATAAGAATTTCAATTTCCGGTGATGATAATGGTCTTTTCTGGGCTGGTTGCTATGGGCCAACAATTAGAAACATGTCCCTTGTTGTTGTGGAAGAAACTCCACAATGGCCAGAACACTCTTATGGGCAAGCATTCGAAGGACAGTGGCTTGAGTTATCAGCGCCAGAGGGAAATGTTTTCAGTGAAGTTCTTTTCGCTAGCTACGGAAATCCAGAAGGAACAAGTATCGGCAGCTGTCATTCTCAGGAAAGCCTTTCAATAGTCGCTTCTTCATTTATTGGCCAACAGTCGGCTGTAATCAGTGCAACGAACGACGTTTTTGGTGACCCATGTCCTGGAACATATAAAAAACTTATTGTGGCTATTGCCTACGTAGCAGTAGTTGTGCCCACAACTATTCCCGAAACTACAACTACTTTGCCTCCGGTTGAGACAACCCTTCCTCCGGTGGAAACAACTTTGCCTCCGGTAGAGACCACAGTTCCTCCAACTCTTCCTCCTCAGACAACGGTGCCTGTTCCCAGTACGACAAGTCCCTCTCTACCGCCCGTAACAAGCACCAACCCGATATTGCCCCCAACAACACAATTGCCTGAAGAACAAGAACAAGAATCACCAGAAAATCCTAACACAGAAAATCCTATAAATATTGATGAACTGACAGGCGATGGGGTAACCGAGGAAGAAGCAGTTTTGGCTTCATCCAACCCAGAAGTCCTCAAAGAATTGTCAAAATCGGAAGCCACAGAAATATTTTCCGCCCTTGACGAGTCAGGGCTTTCGGAGGAAGAGGCGGCCGCTGTTGTTGCCGCTGTTCAAGGCGCTCCAAAGGAAGTCAGAGAAGCATTTGAAAATACCGTAGACGTATTTAGTGGAAATTTTGACGAGTACGTGATGATTGATTCAAAAATAAGCGTTGGTGACAGAAGGACCGTAGTAGCAGTGAGCGTAGTTAGCTCCATAGCAACGCTGGCAGCCGCTCCAGCAACGCCAACTAGACCTAGCGCACCCAGTGGGCCGGGAAGTCAGGGACCAACAACTGGTGGTTCTCCTGCTGCGAGAAAAGAAGAAGAGGAAGAGAACGAGCCAGCTGGAGAAATAGCTGGCGATGGAGTGGATTGGATTAAATCGATATCTATTTACAAGGAGATAGACGGAGAAAAAGTTATGAGCTGGAAAGCATTTATTAAAAAGTTCCTGTTCGGGATAATGAATCTTGGATTCACCATTTCCGGTTCAATAGTGGTGTACTTCACTCTCTCGGGAACAATCCAGAAGATTGCCCTATTTAGCACGCTGGCAGCTTTTGCTGCCGCCATGTATCTGCACATGAAAGAACCGGAAGGAGAGTGATGCCGAAAACACACATTTTAAGGTAAAGACCTATTTAATGAAATCTTTAATAATGTACACTGATTTGATGGAAGCAATTACGGTCGCTGTCATCGGCATGGTTGGTGGGGTTATTGTTGCATTCATTGAAAAGGGTCGTCGGGAAAACCGCAACGACCATATGGCCACATCAGAAAAGCTGGATTTGGTAGGAAAATCCCTGGGCCGCTCAATTGACAGAGTTGAAAAAGCTGTTGAGAGAACGGAACAAAAGATTGACCAGCACATCCGCGACCACGCCTCAGGGATGTTCGACGATGAGTAAGTCAAAGAAACCAGCAAAGCCAATGGCCGGACAGTCAAGAACCCAGACACTGGACCCGAATGTTTATGGCACTCAGGTTAAGTACATGGGAATGAAGGGCTGCCCATCCGTGTGCGCAAAGTGCGGAAAAAATACTTTGCGTGGGATGGTTCGAGTTCTAGGTGAGAAAGCCTATTGCTCGATTACTTGCGTAACTTCCGACAAATAGACACCACACCCTCGGGGTGTTTTCAGTAAAAAGCCAATTTTTATACTGAAACAGTTTCATTAAACTATTTGTCTACAAGGATATTACAAAAGTGAAGAAAGAATTACTATCCAACATCCTTCTTAGGATTCTCGCAACATTCGCCGCATCCGGACTGGGTGTTATTGGTGCTGGAGCAATCGCCGGCATCCAAATGACTCAGGCAGTCCTGATGGCTGGAATAGCTGGTGTTGCAACTGTCATTGAAGGTCTTGCACGAGCCTTCCTCGATGACGGCAAGCTCACAAAAGATGAGATAAACGCCGTGTTCGCAAAGGTAGATAAGAAAGTCGCCAAAGACTGACCCCTTATACCAGATGGATATTGCGCCACTAAGCAAATACGTAGTGCTACCGTGTTGTCACGGAGAGAAGTTCTTCGTCCAGGAGGATGAAGTGGTTTTTTCAGATTTATCCAAACGGAACGGCAAGCAGTGGCACGAACTCAGGAAATCGAGCAGGTTTGGCACAACGACGGCCACCGCATAATTCTGCGTATAAATCGCGCAGAATTAGAGGTGCTAGAAGTCATCTGCCCCCACGAAACAGGAAGCGGTCCATGCAAGGACCGGAAGAATGAATGCGTGGTTCGCTTGTTCATTTATAGATTTGGAATGGACTGCAATGGAGGCGTTTGCCCCCCATCACAGGAGCTCCCAATCTGCTGGACAATTAGTGGCGATATAGATGATATGGATTCGTCTCAGGTTTGGTTCATGCCATTAACTGACGAGATATTTACAGCGTGGATGGTTTCTAACGGGCTTGACCCGAACCCACCATCTCTCAACTCTTAGAGCTTGAGCTCTTCCTGCTGTTTCTCTTTTTCAGTATTTTCCTGAGGTGAACATCAAGGTCACTAAGAATTTTGTCTTCCCTGTCAAGGGCGGCATCGTCATTTCCAAAAACATAGTTGGAGACTGAGTAAAGTTTTTGACGAATATCGGCCATGTAGCGTGGTCCCAGGAGTCTCGACTTTAGGGCTGCCCTGTAGGAAATAGTTCTATTAATCGCAACTATTCCAAGTGGTGTTATAACCCAGTGGTCGTCATCAACTTTCTCTAGATACATATCTTTACATAGAGACGAGGCGGACACCTTGAATGCGTCACGCGGTCTCTTAACGTTATTGAAGTGTCCAGCGATACAGTTAATACATGAGTCAGCTGTAAATGGTTTATTCACCATTTTGGCGTAACAGAGCATTGAATATCTTCTGCTTCCGTATGGAATGGCATGTCCCTGCTCTTCGTCCATGCGGCCAGATGATACCTAGAACGGCGGCAAATCATCAATCTCTGCAGGAACTTCTTTCGCCGGCTTTCCGAGGTTGGAGATAGCTTTCAAAAACTGCTGTATATCAGGCTGAGAAAGAATCAAAGAATTATTTAAACGATAGACATTTTGTCGGTTGACTTTTGTCTTTGTAACAAGCCCTGCAGCAATGAGCTGTTTTACTGTTTTATCAATCATTGTTTCGCTTAGGTCCAGGTAAACCGAAATAGCGCGAATTGTCATTGTTGGGTCATCGGCCAAAGAAACGAGTACTCTACCGGCTGTAGAGAGGAGGCTGATGTCCTCCCCTTTGTGGTATCTAAATATCTTCTTTTCATCGAGGGCTTGGAGAACTTTCTCCACTGCGGCAGCATCTCCCCCAGAAGACGAAAGTACTTCTTCGAGCACTTTCTTGATTTCTTCAGATTTTTGATTTTTCACGACTTATCTCCACATGGGATTCCTGGTGGTGTACTATTGTGGAAATCACTGAGGACAACAGTGAGACCACCACATAGAACCCATCTATCTACTCAAGACACTAGCAGGCAGGGGAATCAAATGCTGAAAGATGCTCTATCCAATCTTATCGAGAAGGCCGAGTCGGGCCGACCGAAGGAATGCAAAATTTGCAAAATTGTTAACGAACAGGACGCGGAGACCGCCGAACTGATTGTGAAAACTTTTCAAAGCAATGCATCAACTATGTCAATAGTTCGCGCTCTCAATTCTGAGGGAATCAACCTCTCAAGAGAGTATCTGGGGGAAAAGCGCAAGGTTTGCTTCAAGGACCCGAACAGCAACTGCGGGCTTATAAAAAATAACAAGAAGGGTGAGAAATAGCCATGGCTCAGAAAAAGACCGAACTCGGCTCAAACCTCAAAGCCATCATGGATGATGCTGGCAAGCAGGAGAAGGACAAGAACTCCAAGAAGGTTCTCAATGATATCGCGGCAATGCTTTCGCGAAAAGGTATTGACATTTCCGAAGTTGGGTCAATCAACAAAGTGTCGTTGTACCAGACGGTAACAAAAGACGAAGAGGGCAACACTCAGGTCCATGATTTGCAGGCTATTCAGTTCAGTCCTGCATGGGAGACCGGACCAGCATGGCCAGTGGTTACCCAGGGACCATCAATACAACTACAAAAGCCAAAGACAAAATCGGCACCCCCCAAG